CTACTCGTCATCCTCTTCAAAGGACGCGAAGAGATCACCTTGGTCACGAGCAATTACTGCCAGCCGCATTCTCTTAACGACCTTGTAGACAAACGCCAGGGAGAGATTGTATTTCCTGGCAAGCTCTCGCTGGTTACGCCCTGTGCATTCATCAAAGAGTTGCTGATGTAGTTTCGAGGCCTGCAGGTGGATGCCTTTGGGCATGTAAAGAACCTGCCCACCCCAGACATTTGCCATGAGCATCGCCACTTCACTGCCATGTGCTTCCGCGAGTTCAGGGCTGACATCAAGTGTCTCCCTGGCAGACTGGGCCACATGGTCGGCTAGGGTCTGGAGGAGTTCACCCGGTGCGCTACAGGGCGCTTTCATACGACCTCCTGGCTGGTCACACGGCGCTGCCACTGCTTTAGGTTCTCAATCACACGGCTCGCCTGGGCGACGTTGAGCCACTGCAGCGCAGACACCTTGGTCATGCTTTTTACGAAGTTGGCCAGAGCCTCTTCGGACGGATCGCGAACCGCGCCCAAGTCGTGCAGCTCCAGCCATAACGACCGGATCTTCCGGGACTGCTCATCGTTGGCGCGTGGCCGCGTTCCTACCTTGTTTGGACGGGGCTTGAAACCCAGCTGCTTGAGCTGCTCCAAAACCCTCTGCAGATTTGGAACACTCAGGTCAGCGGTCGATGTAGCGCCTTCCAATCCGACCATGCCGGATAGCATCAGGCGATAGGTGTCGTCATCCATGCGCAGCTCACGCCGCGCAACATGGATCAGCTTGATATAACGCAGCCTGGTCAGGTTGTTGGGCGCAGTGCTCATCCCCATCCTCCGCGTTCCATCAGTTCAATAGCAGCCTGTTGAGGGTCTTCGATATCGCCGTAGGACAGCTCACGAACGAAGTCTTCCAGCTCGCTCATATGGTGAAGGGCGTTTCCTGAGGACCAGGCCGCAACGCGCAGCCCGCCAATCTCTCGCGGAATAGAGTTGCCCATTCCTTCCACTACCAAGGTGTCATAGCTCTGTTTATCGCTCATCTCGCCCCCCCCACAGTCAAACGTGCCAATGGCCGATGATTCACCGCGTGGTGCAGTTGAGCTGAGCGACCAGCCTGGTACCCGGCGTCTCCGGCTACTTCGTCTCGGGCCTTAAGTTTGCGACGTTTCATCTTGGCTTGGCCGAGGTTCGGGTATTTCTTGGCCATGTAGGCTTGAATCGCTTCAGCGATGTTGTCCTCGACACCGGCAAACAGTTCCACCTTGGCTGACACGGCATCGATCCAGCCATGGGCGAATGCATCGCCACGGGCTACCTTGGTGGCGCGCTTACAGCGCTTCTGCGTGGCGAGAAAATCACGGCGCCCCTTCTGCAGCTGGCGTTCCAGTACCTGATATGCATAACACGACAATTCGGGCACTGCCCCACAGCCGATGAAGGTGAACGATGCGCTTTCAAAGCATGACGTCTTGATAATGAAGTGAGCGCCAAATGCCTCGGCACAGACATGGGCTAAGCGTACCCGCCAGGCTGGTGGGTCGCTTTCGGAACCGGCTGCCACCTTGACCTCTCCGGCCATGCTGGCGAGCACATCCCCCATCTCCAGGTTGTAGGCTTCCATCATTTTGTGAGCCTGACGCAGGGCAATCTCCGCTTCATTTGGGTTAGAACCCTTGCCCTTGGCCATCTCCAAGCACTTCTTGATCTTGTCGAGAATGCGGTCCTGGTCCATTTCACACCCCCGCTAAAGTCAGGTTGATAGGCAAGTACTGGTCGGTATTGCCCTGGCGTTTATAGACCCGGATGTAGACGGCAGTGCCGTTAACCTGGATGGAGTCTTTCAGCGCCTGCATGGCTCTTTTCCAGTCGGGATCGTCGATCTCCACACGCAACAAACTGAGCACGTCCTTGACCATCAGTTGCCCCTGGCGGTTGGCCCTGAATGCACGGTCAACCAGAACACGCAGGTGGCTGTTGGCGCCCTCGGACCAGGCGTTGATGCATTGGTTGATCAGTTCTTTGGCAGCGAGGATTTCCTCGGTAAAAACAACCCGGTCGGCATAGGCCCGCTCGATCTTGAACTCGCCGTCGTAGGTGGTGATCGAGACATTGCCTTTCTGGCCGCCCAGCGTGACACCGTAGCGCTCGGACGAAAGGGCGATCAGATCGGCAATGTCGGCCAGGGCCTGTTTCTTGAAATGGGCCAATGCCTGGCTGAGCTGCTCAGCGGCGGTGCCAAGATCACGCGCAACTCCGTCACGCAGCTTGTCGTGCTCGCGCACCTGGTCAACCGGAACCAGGTGGCCAACGGCGTTGCGTACGAATCCTGCAGGAATGGTGATATCAGTCATAGCGTTGTTCCTTTTGGAGACTCGCTGCAGCGCGGTCGAGCCGGTCAATTTCAGCAAGGATCAAGGCACCAGCCTTGACCAGGTTTCGGTGTTGGTCGCGAGGCCTCCAGGACTCGGCCATCCAAGGCCAAGCCTCTGGAACAATGCGCATGACGCCCTCGATTTCAGAGGCCTGGACAAATGCCTCGGTGGCGTAACAAGCAGCTGCGATAGCGAGATCACCGCCGATGTATTCGTCATCCTGCTCGGGATAAAAACATGCCACCTGAATCTGGCGGATACGCTCAGCCAGCACGCTCCGCAGTGACGCGGGGGCGTTCTTCGCGTATTCCGTTTCGCTGAAAGCCGCGTGGTCCTGCGCAATCAGGCGGTAGATGTCGCGAATGACGCTGTCATCTTCTATGGCGCCGTCAAACGCTTGGTCTACGATCCAGGCGAGCAACTGTTCATTGATCTCAGCAGGCATGCCGCCTACAGAAAGGCCATAGCGGTCAATGTGAATGAGCAGCAAGGAAACGTGCTTCATCGCCTCGCCCCAAAACATGGTTGGGCTTTCATGGCTGACAGCGTCACGTAGGGCAGCGATGGCAGTGACTAGGGATGGGTTCATCAATGCACCTGCCTTGCGGCTCGTTGCGCCGCTTGTTGCTGTTGGTAGTGGGCAGCGAGGCGCTGCATTTCGCTACGGAGAGCGCTGTAGTTACCGGCGAGTTGCAGCTTGGCCAAGCTGATCAAGATGCGGTCGAGTGCACCGGCCTGCTGTTTCAACTCAATGATCAGCAGGTCCTTGGCGAACAACTCGCCATTGGCCCGTTTCAGCTCGGCTCGTACTTCCTGCTCATTCAGCAGGTCCGGGTTACACTGTGTCGAGCAGGCGTGAACAGTGACTTCTCTCATGGCTCTTGCTCCTTCACCGGTTCGAACCACACGACATCGATCCCCCGAATCGTCACGGTGCTGTAGGTGAACGGCCCCCGAGTGCTGTAGCGGACGCAGCGCAGTTCGTGCCCGAAGCGGCGGCTCAGCAGATCGACACAGTCGGGGCTGATAAAAATCTTGTTGTCCGTCAGTACCAGGTGCTGAGGCTGAATGCCCGCCTCGCGCAGGCTGCGGCCCAGGTCGTTGAAAGCAGCCAACCGCTCACTGAATGCGCTGTCGAGAGTGCTGGGAAAATCCGGTACTGGTTGTACAAATGGGTTCATCTCACACCCCCTTGACGATGTCGGCGGTAACCATGGGGGCTCCCAGGTCTGCGGCCAGGTTCATGGCGGCGGTCATCAGGTTGCCGATGGCCAGCGGGTACAGCGACGAAACAACGGCATCGCGCCCGCTCTTGCCGGGCCGGGACAGGCGTTCAGCAATCGCCTGGATACCGCTGTCGTCCATGACCTCGCTGAGGGCTTTGTCCGCACGCTCGAAACGAAACTTCAAGAACTCCCCCAGGCGCTCGTTTGCAATGGGTTGCAGCTCGATTCGCTCGCAGCGCTGCACCACCTCGCGCACATCGGCGTTGCGCTCACTGAGCTTCATCAAAAGCTCTGTCTGAGCGATGATGATGACGCTGATCAGCTTGGTGAATCCGGCTTCCAGTTCAAGGAAACGTTTGAGGTGTTTGAGCGTCGAGATTGGCAGGCTGTGCGCCTCCTCGATCACCAAGCAGTGGCGATATCCGGCGGTATTGGACTCCTTCAGAGCCTTGTGCAACTGGGCGAACCGCGCCTCGGGGCTACTTTTGACTTTCTCCAAGGGCGCCACTGCCGCCATGATGGATTCGGCGATGTGTGTGCTTTTCAGCGGTTTGCCCTTGGTATCGTTGTCTTCGGAGGCCAGGACATAAGGCTCGATGATGATCACCGGGTCACCGTTCTCGGTGATCCGGTGCACCAGATCACGGCGCAATGTGCTTTTACCTGCGCCTGATTGGCCCACGACTGCCAGGAAACCACCGTGGCGCGCTGTCTGGTACATGTACTCACGGACATAACGAATCTCCGGGCTGGACCACATATCCTGGGCGCATTGCAGGTCATCGAAGGGGTCGCGGAACAAGCCGAAGGCTTTCCGTGTAGCTGGCTGTAGCGTTTGCTTTGGCAGTAACATAGGTTCGTCCTCCCAGGACGGCTCTTTCACTAGGGTCGGATCTGCCGTGTTGGCGCACGGCAGATCCACTTCTTCAAAGGCGTTGGCGATATCGGCATCGTTGGCGCCGCATTCGGTCAGGAATACACGAATGCGGCCCTGCAACTCCTCGCTGTCCAAGCTGCGCGGCCACTGACCGTGGTTCAGCAACTGAGCGACGGTCGCATCACTGAGCTTGAGCGATTCGGCCAAGGCCGACTGAGGCCGACCGATGCCTTGCAAAACGTGCTTGAGTTTCAACATCATTCACCTCCCACAACCCGCATCAGGCTGAGCGGGGCAATGACCACCTCGGCAGGTTGTTTCAGCTCGGCCTCAATGATCTCAAGCTGTTCTTGTGGAACGCCTTGCGCATAACGCTCCTGCAGCCAGGTGAAAGTCTTGGCTGTCCAGAGGTTGCCCAGGCGTGGGCGAAGTAACTTCGCGGCCTCGACAAGACTCAGAGGCGCCAACCCGACGCTGGGCGCGTTGACTTCCAAGGATGTGCCGCGCCGTGGCATGTAAGTCGGCAACACGGTGTCGGTAACAGGCTTGTGCGGATCGATCAGGCCACCGAACGGAACGGCCTTGGTCTTGCGTGCCGCTTCGGCATCCGCTGCGCTGCTGGTGCCGGTGGCAAGCTGCTCCAGGATCTTGCGCGAGGCCTGGGCGGGTGTTTCAGCATGGCTTTTATACTGCTCGCCGATCACCGCCGCCGTTACTGCAAAGCCAAAGGCATCGAGTTCGATCCGCTCGATGATGTGGAACTGCTCACGACCGTCCTCGCCCATAAGCACGGCGATGGCCGTGTCCTGGTCGCGCCAGCAGTTGCGAGTGATCAACAGTTTTTCACCCACCATGACCCCGGGCACCGTGCTGACATCGAACTTGGCGCCCCGGAACGAAACCTGTAGCAAGTTGCTGACGGTGCGCGGCTCCGGTGTGCTGACTGCCAGTTCCCGGCACACTTCAATGCTAGGCGCCAAGCGCAGTTGTTCCGGGCGAATCAGTTGCCACACGCCGTAGCGGGTGCGCTGGGTGCGTGAATGAATGGCCGTGGCGTTGAAGTAACGCATCCACTGCGCGGCCCATTCATTGATCTGCTCCAGGGTTTCCGCGCTCTGAAACTTCAAGGCGCTTTCAAATTCACGCTCGACGATGTTATGCGCCTGCTCGACTTGGCCCTTGGCCCGTGCGTTGCCCACCTGGTTGATGATCAGGTCGATGGACATGCTCCGGCACAGGTTGCCAAACCGGCTGCTGGTCATCGCCGCGCCAGGGTCGGTGGTCACTATCCACGGCGCGCCATGGAACGGATCGGCGGCATGACGCTTCTGCATGGCGTTGATCAACACGCTGCAGAGGTTCTCCGACGACTCGGCGCCCAGAACGTACTCCAGGTACAGGGTGCCGCTGGCGTGGTCGGTCACCACGTAGCGCCACAACCGTTGGCGCTCGATCCTGCGCAGGTTGGCGGGCTTGCCGTCATAAAACTCGGCCTTGTTCATCACCCGAGCACCGTCATCGGCCAGGTAGAACTGGGTCGAGATCGAGGCGTCGATCTGCCAGACATGGTTCGGGTGTTTGCTGGCCAGGGAGACCGCCGGGGCGTCCTGCAGCAGTTGTTCGGGGTGGAGCTTGTAACCGCGCAGTGCGCGGCTGATAGCGCTGGTGCTCATTGGAAAAAACTCCCCTGTGGATGCATCGGTACGCCCGGCCAGAATCAGGCTGTTGCTGCGCAAGCGCTCAACCGCTCGCTCGATGGTGGATAACTGCTTGCCGTTGGCGCGGATCGACTCCAGCAGTACCGCCGAAATCAAACGCGCCTCCTCCAATGTCAAGGTGGTGCGGCCTGCGTCGCTGCGAACTTTGCGAGGCTTGGTCAAGTGAACCTCCTTCAGCTTGCGTTGTAGGGTTTGAATGGACATCTCCAGCTGTGCCGCACCGTTCTTGTAGATCGCGGTACGTTGGCCGTACGGGGCGCTGGCGGCTTGCCGGGCGATCTGCGTCAATTGCTGAATCAGCACGGGATTCACGTTCAAGCCTCACTGCCAGCCATCCAGACGGGGCTTTCGTTCTCCCGGTGTTCGGGCAGGTGGAAGTCGCTGCGCAAGGTGGCCAGGGCCAGTTCCAGTTGGCGGATCAGATCGGCCTGGTAGAAACGATGGTCCTGGCCGTGGGTCGTGCCGTGTTCGGCCATCTTGCCGAAGCCCTCGCGCAACTTGCCCAGCACGGTCAATTCAAACTCCGATGCCAAGGCCAGCACCTCGGTGCGCAGGTCCTTGATCACCTCGTCCGGCTCGGCGAACTGGATGCGCTTGCGGGTTTTGGCCAGTTCCCGCTTGGTGCCATCCAGTTCCTGGTTTTTCTCGGCCAGGATTTCGCTTTGCGCCTCGTACTCGGCATTGACCTTGTCCAGGCTCTGCGTCAGGTGTTCTTTTTCCTTGGCGTGCTTGGCAATGATTTCTTCGGCGAGATCGACGAACGCGTCCTTGTCTCCGGTCTTGGCGATTTCGATCAGGGCGGTTTTTTCGTCTTCGGGCAAGCGGCGGTACTGGCGCATTTCGCGGTAGCCGATACCCATGCGGGACATGGAGTCGAGTGCTTCTTCGCCGAAGCACTGCAGGTTGGTAATATCCATGTTCGCCTTGTCATGGGAGATTCCCAGCAATTCACAAAACTCTTCCCAGGTACCCGAAAAGCACGAACCGTTCGTACTTTTCTTGCCCTTAAGAGCCCTGTAGAGCTTGTTTTCCTTGACGAAGGCCAGCTTCGAAGCACGAACCGTTCGTGAAAAATCCTCGAATGCGCCGGCCATTTGGGTCTGCCCCAAAAGTTGGTTAACAAGGTCACGTTCGTCACTATGGGAAGACAGTAGGGCTGCCATCGCATTCTGATTAGCAGTCAGCATCTCGCCGTCCAGGGCAGGCAGCTCAACAACATCTGTAACTGGGGATTTGGTACGTGCCATGGTCTTCTCCTTAATTCATCGATCCAGCGGCGATACGCTGGTTGATTTCCTGCATGCGGTTGGTCAAGCGGGTCATGTGCTCGGCATGAGCCTGGGCGATCTGCAGCACACCCACTGAGTGAGCGAAACGACCGTTGTCCAGCTTCACCGCAAGACCTTCTTCGATCAGGGTCTGCATTGCTCGGGTGATGTTGCTGGGGCTGTCCTGAGTGAGTTGGGCCAATTCGACGTTGCTAAGGCCTGTCACGGTGTGGCCTTTCAAGGCTTTGAGCACCCGCAACACACGTGCGGCGGCAGATACGGTGCGGTTCATGATTGCCCCTCCAGTTCAAGTTGTGGTTGTTGGGTTTGGCTGACATTGCCTCTATGCCAGGCAAGCCCTTCCATTGCGGCCTGTATGGCTGCCAGGGTTTCGTCGGCTTCACAGGTCTTGGCGTAGAACGCGAGCAGCTTTCCAGCAGCAGTAGTGAGCAGCTCCTGCAAAGCCTGCGTGTCCTGGGCGGTACAGCCCCGACCTGTGGGCACGTCAATGGTCAACCGGCCTGCACTGGCTGCAATCCAACGAGTGACGTAATCGCAACAGCAAGCCCGCTCATAGGGACGAATCAAGTTGGCTGGCATGCGGCCTGTCTGCAGCCACTTGTAAACCGACCAGTGATCAGCGACACCCATTTCATCAGCTATGCGCTCGACACCTTTGTTGTGGGCGTCTTTGGCGAAGTCCTTGCACAGCTCCAGCGCATGGCGCAGCGAGGTCGGTTGAATGCTCTTCCAACGACGGCGGTTCATTGGAAAGACCTTTCTGAAAGGCATTCCAAACAATCTGAGATTTTGCAGCTATGCAAAGTGATTGCGTCGGATGCAATGTTTTGGGGTACATTCCACAACATGGGCGTGAGAAATGACCGACCGTATTGAGAAGCTTGAGGCGCAGGTAAATGCATTGGCGCAGAGCTGGTTACGTCTCGCCGCGATTCTTGAGGCTCAAGGTTTTTTTTCGTCGGATGGGCTTCACGATGCCTTACTGTCAATCCGCTGGCCTGGGCAGCCGATAGAGGCTGAGGCGACCAAGACGCTGGCCTGGCTGTGTGACCAGTTGAAAGAAGCACAGAACGTACGGCGATCTGCGGCACCTCAAGCGCCAGGAGATAAGTACGGAACTGCGACGCGGTAGCCATTACGCTGCCAACGCGGCAGTCGGCTTGAGGCCGAGCTTCACCGCAATATCATGGGCCTTGCCGTAATTGGCTTTGGCCTGGCCGTTGAGGACGCGGTACACCTCGTTGCGGGTGTAGCCGTTTTCTTTGGCCCATTGAGTGAACGTTTTTCCAGCGCGTCGGAAGTTTTCCTTCACCTGGCTGGCGGTTAGGGCTTTGGCATGGGTGGCCATGGTGGTGGCTCCTGTGGTGCAAAGATATGAGTGGTTTGTGCAGAGCATAATTGCTCAATATTTTGAGCAATGCAATACATTTAGGTCATTTTTATGAGCGGATTTAGAGAGCGATTTGAAGCCGAGATTGAGCGGATTGGTGGCGTGACGACCATTTCCAGCACGCTTGGTGTTGCTCGAAACACGATTTACAACTGGATGGCGAAAGGCAATGCCCCTCTCAACAGCCTGATGGGGCTGGCAGGTATTCTCGGAATGGATGTGGTTTACGTTTTAACCGGTGAGCGCCTTGTGAGCGTGCTTAATGAGGAGGAAAAGCAATTACTGGAGAAATATCGATCTGCACCTGCGGCTGTAAAAGCTGCTGCCATTGCAGCTGTCACAGCTGGGTCAGCTTCAGTAAGTCAGGTTTTTCATGCGCCTGTTGGGCAGTCGGTCGCAGGTAGCCTTACCAACGAGTCAGGGGTTGTATTTCATGTCGGGAATGTAAAACCAAAGGAGTGATCCATGAGTCAGGATTTTCATGGTGAGGTAGGCCAAGTGGCTGGAGGCGATATAAACAACTACGGAGTTAGTTTCAACCTTGCCGGTAAAGCGGAGCCCCGTTTTTTGGTATCAGCGCAGCGTAAAGAACTTCATGAACTGCGGGCAAAGTGCGAGGAGCTTGGAGATGACCCTCGGGATGTTTGGCGAGCAGTTCACGCACAGCTGGCGGTGACATCCGTCTCCGAGATCACAGCGGAACAGTTTGTTGATGCTCGAAAAGTCATCCAAGCAAGGCTGGAGAGCTTGCAAGAGGAGGCGGACAAGCGGCGACTGGTAGGCAAGATCTTACGAGCAGTAGCTGAGAAAGATGCTAAAGCTGAGATGAACAGTTTCTGTGATCGAACCTTTGGTCGTACTCATCTTGGAAGCCTTAAGCGTTCTGAGCTACAGGTAGTTCTGGCGTTTATTCAGGACTTTGCGGTGTTAGGGCTTCAGTATGTGGCGCCACCCCAACCTGGTCTTATGGAATTACGAGACTTCTTGGTTGCGTATAAGTGGAATGCTGCTGGCTTGTTTCTATTTGGACTTCTCGTTGGTGGTCTATGGTTCTGACTGAAAGGGGTATCAACATGCGCATATGGATACTGCTAGTTTTAAGTGCTTTCGCTTTCGTCGCTGGCTGCAAGCAGTCCACACCTACCACTAGCGAGACGCTACTGAAGGCGCTCAAAGCTGGTGGCGTCGAATACAGTGATGTACAGCATCCTAACCGCAAGCCTTCAAGCCCGCTGCCTAACAGCTATAGAGAGCATATAGTTTTCGTGTTGCCTAGCGTGGCTCCTAAGGGAGGGCAAATCTTTATCTGCGAGAAGCCTGAGTATTGCGATGCGCTTTTCAGCTACTTTGATGGTTTCAAAGGTCTTGCCGGCCCATATCTCTATCGATCGGCTAGCGGGTTGGTCGTTGCTCAGTTAAACAGTGGGCTAGAGAGCAAGGCAGCGGAGCAGGTCCAGGCAGTTATCGAAGCCCTGTAGGAGACCCTGCGCTAGCATCTCTTTAAACTCGATTAAAAGCCTTCCTGTACCACGCCGCCGATCATGGCGGCGTGTGTATTTCTGGCGCCTGCAACTGGCGCCATTACAGGAGGCGTCAGATGCGACCCGAAAGCCCACGCGGTATCCGCAACTTCAACCCCGGCAACATTCGTCATGTCAAAGGCACTCGCTGGCAGGGCATGTCGGCAAATCAAAATGATCCCGCATTCGTTCAATTCACCGGCGCTCAATGGGGTATCCGTGCACTTGCCCGGACGTTGATCACCTACCAGGACAAACACCAACTGCGCACCATCCGCCAAATCATTGGCCGTTGGGCACCGCCTAACGAGAACAACACTGAGAGTTACATCCGCCAAGTCGCTACCCGCGTGGGCGTATCCCCCGATACCAGGATTGATGTGTACGACTACCGCACCATGCGGGCTCTGGTCGAGGCAATTGTTCGTCATGAAAACGGCTCCGGCCCACTTCCCGAGGGCAATTGGTACGGAGAGTCACTGGTAAACGATGGCCTGCACCTGGCCGGAATCGTCCCCGACGCCTATCACGGGGAGCAGGCATGAAGCTGATCGACAACTGCCATTGCTGCTGGAAGCTCCATAGCGTCCAGTTGGCTATCGTCATCGCGTTGCTCGGCCTCCTGCAGGTGACCGTCCTGCCCATGTGGGAAGCCCAGCTTTCCCCCTCGACCTACGCGACAGCCAACAGCGTGTTGGCCGTGCTGCTCTTCCTGGCACGGCTGGTGAAGCAAGGGCCGGATCAAGGGGACACCCCATGAACCTGCTGGCCCGCATGTTCAACCATCTGTTTTCGCTGCTCCCGCGCTCCTGGTCATCGCCAGGCGTGGCGAGCTGGCACGGCCCCCAACCGCTGACCAGGACCGGTAAGCCTCGTGTTGCCGCCATTCGTCGTGCTGCACGAAAGGCACGTAGCCGTAGGAGCCTCAACCATGGGCGTACTTGAAGCCCTGCGCCGCTACGCGCCAGTCCTGCTTGCGTTTGCTTGGGCGATCTCTGTGCTGATTGCTTTCACTGCAGGCGATAAAGGTGCCACCGCTCGTGAGCGCGCAGTGGGCAACGAAGCCTTGGTCAGGCTGGAGCGAAAGTACGCGGATCAGCGTGCTGATTTGGCTCAGGCGAATCTTTCAGCACTTCAGGAGCAGGCAGAGCGCGTGGACAAGGTTGTCCGGCAACTGCAGCAAACCCAACAGCAGCTTTCCGACGCACATCAAGAGCTTCAGGAGCGCATCCCCAATGTCACAACTGTCTATCTACCGGGGCCTGCTGCCAAGCCTGCTCCTATCCCTCGCTGCGTGTTTACTGCTGGTTGGGTGCGCGACTTCAATCTCGCCCTCGGTGGAGCCGATTTGCCTGCCACCACCCCAGCTACCAACACCCCCGTCCATGATGCGCCCGCCTGGCCAGCCCCCGGTTCTACGCAAGAACTACTGGAAAGCGGCGTCACCCCCGCAGACATCCTCGCATTTGCCCAGGACTACGGTCGTTGGGCCTTGGGTCTCCGTGCCCAACTCATCGCGTTTCAACGCAAGGACTGACCGCATATGGATGTAGCTGATCTGGCTCAAGACAACGACTTCAACGAAGCCGCGCTGCAGATTCACAACACCAGGATACAGCGCCGCTCAGGACCTTCGGCATATCGCTGCGATGAATGTGGCGATGCGATTCCAGAAGAGCGCCGTCAGGCCGAGCCTGGAACTGAGCACTGCGTGGACTGCAAATCAGCACTTGATCACCTGCGTAAGCGAGGGATTCGATGAACCTCAATGAACTGAACTTCGGCTTTCAAACCGTGCAATGGCTGATGTTAACGGTACTGAGCATTTACACCTGGATGACCAAGCGACAGGCCGCCAGTGCTCAGGAGCTGCTGGAGCTGCGTACTCGCATCGTCGCCTTGGAAGAGCACGTCCGGCACCTGCCTGACCAGACGGCTGTCACCGATCTGCTGGGCGACATGAAAGCGGTACGAGCCGAGCTGTCGGGGGTCAAGGAAGCACTTGGCCCTTTAGCCCGTTCGCTGGACCGGATCAATGATTACTTGCTGCGAGAGAAGACATGACCCAATACGCCGCCTTTTTGCGTGAAGATTATCGCCTGGTGATTCTACGCCTGCTGGCCGAGACGACCGGTTACCGGGCAAACAGTTCGGTGCTGACCATGGCGTTGGACAGCTTCGGCCATACGCTCAGCCGCGACCAGGTTAAAACCGAACTGCACTGGCTGGCCGAGCAAGGCGCGGTGACTGTTTCCGATGTTGGCCCAGTACTGGTGGCCACCCTCACCGAGCGTGGCCAGGACATCGCGGCAGGACGTGCGCGGGTGCCAGGCATCAAGCGGCCGGGGGCATAACCATGGCGGGCAAGTCGTCCATCAATCGTCTACCACCGATGGTCAAGGCGTACATCCAGAAGCTGCTGCGCGAAGACCGCATGACGCTGGACGACATGCTGGCCGATATCCAGTCGCGCTTTCCGAACGAGAAAGCCCCCAGCCGCAGCGCGTTGGGGCGCTTCAAGCAGGGCTTCGATCTGCTGACCGAGAAGACCCGCCAGCACCGCGAGCAGGCCGAAGCCTTCGTTGGCGCCTTCGGTGAAGACACATCTGACAAAACTGGTGCCTTGCTGGTCGAGGCCATATCGACCCTGGCTTACCAGGCTGCCATGGGCGCCCATGAAAAGGATGATGTCACCACCAAGGAAGTGGCAGATCTGGCGCGGGCAGCCAAGAACACAATGCAGGCCCGCACCCTGAGTATCAAGGAGCGCCAGGCCATCGAGAAGGCCGCTCAGGAACGCCTGGTGCGCGAGCAGCAAGGCAAGTTGGACGAGCTGGGTAAGTCGGGCGCGTTGTCAGCAGACACCCTGCAACGCATTCGACAAGAGGTCTATGGGCTATGAGCATCCTGCAGCCCGCCGTACCGCTGTTCGCCTACCAGAAAAAATGGCTGCGCGACCGTGAGCGTTTCAAGATCGGCATGTTTGCCCGCCAAACCGGCAAGACCTTCACCAGCACCCTGGAAATCGTCGATGACTGTTTCGAGGCTGAATCCCGTGGCGGTCGTACTCGCTGGGTCATTCTGTCCCGTGGTGAACGCCAGGCCAAGGAAGCCATGGACGAAGGGGTCAAGAAGCATTGCCGCGCCTATAACCTGGCGGTGCAGGAGATCGAGGGCGAGTTCAAAGGATCTTCTGGCGAACGCTTTACCATGCTGGATGTGGTCTTGCCGGGCGGTTCGAAGATCACCGCCTTGCCCGCGAACCCCGATACCGCACGGGGGTTTAGCGCCAATGTGTTCCTGGACGAATTCGCCTTTCACCAGGACAGTCGGAAGATTTGGACGGCCTTGTTTCCCGTGATCTCCAACGGCTGGAAGCTGCGCATCACCAGCACCCCGAACGGCAAGGGCAATAAGTTCTATGAGCTGATGACTGACAAGAAGCTGGCCGAGATCTGGTCGCGGCATACGGTCGATATTCACGCTGCTGTGGCCGATGGCCTGCCTCGGGATATCGAGCAGATGCGCGCCGCCCTCAATGATGAGGATGCCTGGGCGCAGGAATTTGAATTGCAGTGGCTGGATGAAGCCAGTGCCTGGTTGAGCTTTGAGCTGATCAACGATGTGGAGCATGACCAGGCCGGTCGCCCGGAGCTGTACACCGGGGGACCATGTTTCGTGGGTGTCGATATCGGCATCCGCAATGACTTGTACGTGATCTGGGTGCTGGAACAGGTGGGCGACGTGTACTGGACGCGGGAAATCATCACCCGTAAACGTGCGTCCTTCCTGGAGCAAGACGCCCTGCTCGATGACGTGTTCGCCCGTTATCGGGTGTTGCGTTGCTGCATGGACCAAACCGGCATGGGTGAAAAGCCCGTGGAAGATGCCAAGCGGCGGCACGGCTCGATGCGGGTCGAAGGGGTGATCTTCAACACCGCCAGCAAGCTGACCATGGCCACCCGAGGCAAGGAAGTGTTCCAGGACAAACAGATTCGTATTCCCCTGGGCGACACCGAACTGCGTAACGACCTGCACAAACTTCAGAAGGTCGCCGGGCCCACAGGGGCGCCACGCTTTGTGGCCGAATCCGATGTGGCCGGTCACGCCGACCGGACCTGGGCGGGCTTTCTAGCGTTGAATGCCAGTGATGGCCCCAATGGTCCGGTAACCGTTAAGTCTCGCCGCCCGCGTCAGGGCGCCCGCATCACCCAGGGGTACGCATGAATCAGAAAGGTGTGTGGGTCACCCCCACGGAATTCGTCAACTTCGCCGAGCCGAAACATAAGGGCCTGACCGAACATATCGCCAGCCGTGCGCGCAGCTTCGATGCCCAGGCGCTGGGTATGTATCTGCCCAACCCCGACCCGATCCTCAAGGCCCAGGGCAAAGACATCAAGGTCTACCGAGATCTGCGCAGCTCGGCCCTGGTCGGTGGCAACATCCGCCGCCGTAAGTCATCAGTCCTCGCCCTGGAGCGCGATCTGAAGCGCGGCAACGCCCCGGTGAGGATTGAGCGTTTCGTGCGGGACTGGCTCGCCGACCTCGATCTCGACCGCATTATTCGCGAGATGCTGGACGCGCCATTGTACGGATTCCAGCCCATCGAACTGATGTGGCGTCCGGTCGGCATGAACATCGTGCCAGAGGATCTGCTGGGCAAGCCCGCCGAGTGGTTCCTCTATGACCAGGAGAACAACTTGCGCTTCCGTGCCCGCGATGCCGGGTTGACTGGCGAGCTTTGCGACCCGCAACGCTTTGTCGTGGCTCGTCAGGATGCGACCTACAACAACCCGTATGGCTTCGCCGATCTGTCCATGTGCTTTTGGCCAGTGATTTTCATGAAGGGAGGCCTGAAGTTCTGGGTCCAGTTCACCGAGAAGTACGGATCACCTTGGGTGATCGGTAAACACCCCCGCGGGGCCAGTACCGGCGAAACTGATTTGCTGCTCGATAGCCTGGAAGCAATGGTCCAGGACGCCGTTGCCGTTATACCGGATGACTCCAGCGTCGAGATCATGGAGGCTGCAGGTAAAGCTGGCAGCGCCGATGTCTATCGCGAGTTGCTGGTCTATTGCCGTAGTGAAATCAACGTTGGCCTGCTGGGACAAAACCAAACCACCGAAGCCAACAGCAACCGGGCCAGTGCAACAGCAGGTCTGGAGGTTACCAAGGACATCCGCGACGGCGACAAGGGCATTGTTGCCGCGACCATGAACGCGGTCATTCGACGGTTGGTGGATCTGAACTTCGGCGAGAGCGTCACCGCGCCTGTGTACGAACTATGGGAACAGGAGGAGATCGACAAGACCCAGGCTGACCGCGATAAGTCCCTGACTGAAGCGGGCGTGAAATTCACGCCGCAGTACTGGAAGCGCACATACAACTTGCAGGATGGCGACCTGGACGAGACTCAAGCTCCAACGGATTCGCCAGAATTTGCCGAGGCATCCCTCGCGCCTATTCTCGACCAGGTAGCACTTGATCAAGCCATCAACAGCCTTCCCGCTGAATTGCTCCAGGAGCAGAGCGAACAGGTCGTAGCCTCTGTGATCGATGCGCTGTTACGCGCTCGTACAGACGCCGAGGCACTCGGCCTGCTGGCCGAGGCGTACCCTACGATGGATGACCAGGCGCTGCAGGAGAACCTCACGCGATTGCTGTTCATAGCTGGCACATGGGGCCGCTTGAATGCCAGTGTGGATCGGGACGACTGATGACAACCACAACCAAGAGCCCAACCCCGGTTGACCTCAAGGCCATCTTCGGCCTTGAGCCCAAAAACGCTGTGGCCTACCTGAAGTCCAAAGGCTATGCGCTCACTTGGAACTGGCAGGAGATGCTCGACCAGGCGCATGACCAAGCCTTCACCGTCGCCAAGGCCATGCGCCTTGATCTGCTGGCGGACATTCGTGGCGCGCTGGAGACTGCCTTGCAGGAAGGTCAGACCCTCAAGCAATTCATTGCAGCCCTGCAGCCCACGCTTGAGTCACAAGGCTGGTGGGGCAAACAGGTGATTGTTGATAGTCAGGGTGTCGGCGAGTTGGTCCAGTTGGGCAGCCCGCGCCGTCTCAAGACCATCTATCAAACCAACCTGCAGAGTGCCTACATGGCTGGCCGCAAGGCCGAGATGGAGCAAACCACCGAGACCCATCCTGAATCGCCCCGGGTTTCC